CTGACAGAATATTTAGTGGAAATGATATTACCTCTGGAGCTGGAACAAAAACTGTAACTTTTTCAACACCATTTAAAAGCACAGCTTATGCAGTTGGTATAACGATGGAAGATGCAAATACAGGAGATTTTTTTACAGTTTCTAATAAAACAGTTGATTCTTTTGATGTTTTATTTAAAAACTCAAGTGGAACAAATATTTCTCGTGATTTTGATTTTATTGCAAAAGGATTTTAAAAGGAGTATAAGAAATTATGGCACAACATGACATGAACATTGCAAATCAGAGTTTTCCTGATTTTAGAACAGATTTAAATAATGCCCTTTCTGCAATTAATTCAATGCATTCAGGTACTTCTAGACCAAGCGGAGCTGTTGCTGGAACTATGTGGCTTGACACAACTTCGGCATCAAGTCCAACAATAAAATTTTTTGATGGGTCAGATGATATAAGTTTTGCAACAATAGACTATTCAGGAAACACAGTTAATTTTTTAGATTCAACAGTAGTTGCAGATATAGTAGGAGATACCTCTCCTCAACTTGGTGGTCAATTAGATGTAAATGGAAATGCAATTGGTGATGGTACAAGAGAATTATTAAAATTTATAGAAACTGCTAGTGCAGTGAATGAAGTCACAATAACAAATTCTGCAACAGGAAATGCTCCTGAATTTTCAGCAACAGGGGATGACACAAATATTGATTTAAAATTAACACCAAAAGGGTCAGGTAAATTAGTTTTAGATGGATTAAGTTTTCCTAATGCAGATGGTTCGGCAGATCAATTTTTAAAAACAAATGGTTCAGGTACTTTGTCTTTTGCAAGTGCATCAGGTGGAACTGATTGGCAATCATCAGTTAAAACTGCAAACTTCACAGCTTCAGCTGGAGAGGGTTATTTTGTAAATACTGATGGTGGTGCTTTTGAAATTGATTTACCAACTTCTCCAAGTGTAGGAGATACGATAGAATTTGTAGATTTTACAAGAAACTTTGCAACAGCAAATTTAACATTAGATCAAGGTTCAAATAAATTTCAAGGTTTTACATCTCCAAAACCTGTTTATGATGTTAATGGTCAATCAATTAGAATAGTTTATTCAGGCTCAACACAAGGTTGGATACCAACTACTGATGATGATGTGACTTTAGAAACTCCACAAGCATATTCAGTAGATATGTTAGTTATCGCTGGAGGAGGAGGTGGGGCTAATGATGATGGTGGTGGAGGTGGTGCTGGTGGATATAGAACATCAACACAAAATATGTCACCAGGAACTGTATATACAATCACGATTGGAGATGGTGGTTCGGCTAATGGTAGTGGTTCAGACACATCTATTTCAGGAAGTGGATTAACAACAATTACTTCTACTGGTGGAGGAGTAGGTGGAACACCTGGAAATGCTGGAGGCAATGGTGGATCAGGAGGGGGTGGTGGCTCTAATTCCACAGGATCAGGTGGTGCTGGAGGATCAGGAAACACACCAAGCACATCACCGAGTCAAGGAAACAATGGTGGTGCTGGTTCATCTTCTCCAAGAACTGCTGGTGGAGGTGGTGGAGCTGGAGAATCTGGAAATACTGATGGATTAGGTCATGGTGGTGATGGAGCTTCATCTTCAATAACAGGATCGGCAGTCACACGAGCTGGTGGTGGTGGAGGATCTACAAGAGCAACATCAACTCCATTTGGCGGTGGAGACGGTGGTGGAGGTGCAGGTGGAACTGACAGTCCACATACTTCTGCTGCAAATGGAACAGCTAACACTGGAAGTGGTGGAGGTGGAGGGCCAGGAAGTGACCCTAAACCTGGAGGCACAGGAGGTAAAGGTGTAGTAATTTTAAGTGTACCTACTGCAAGTTATTCAAGTACAACATCAGGAAGTCCAACAGTGACAACAAGTGGAAGCAATACAATTATACAATTTAATGGAAGTGGAAGTTATACAGCATAGGAGTTAATATGAGTAGTTTTGCAAAAATAGGATTAAATGGAAAAGTGATAGAGGTTCAATCAGTTGTTAATGAAGTTTTACATGACAGTAATGGTGTAGAACAAGAGTCTATTGGTATTGATTTTTTAACAAAACTTACTGGCTGGTCAATATGGAAACAAACATCTTATAATACATTTGCTGGAGAACATAAATTAGGTGGTACACCTTTTCGTAAAAATCATGCAAGTGTAGGTTATACTTATGATGAAGAAAGAGATGCTTTTATACCACCAAAAGAATATCCATCTTGGACTTTAAATGAAACCACTTGTCGTTGGGATCCACCAACTCCAAAACCAGTTGACGATAATACATATATGTGGAATGAAGAAGATCAAACTTGGGATATAGTTGAGTAAAAAATTTAACAATCCATCTTGGAATTTATATTTAGATCAAGTTTATAGTTATGCTTTTTGGGATAATGCTTTTTCTAAAGCAGAATGTGAAACTATAATAAGTATAGCCAAATCAAAAGGTTTTATAGGTGGAGAAACAACAGGTAAATCTAAAGCAAGATCAAGTAAAATTTGTTGGTTATATGCTTCAGATAATTTAGAGTGGGTATTTGAAAGAATTACAGATATTGTTCTTAATCTTAATGAAAGGTATTTTAATTTTGATATTTTTGGATTAAATGAGGGATTACAATTTACTAATTATAAAGCACCATCAGACAAATATCAAAAACACGTTGATAAAAATTTCAATATTCCTGTAAGAAAATTATCTTTATCTATACAATTAACTGATCCAAAAGAATATAAAGGTGGAGAATTATATATTTATGAAGATAAAAAAGGAACACTAATGAAAAAAGAACAAGGAACATTAGTTTTATTTCCATCCTATACATTACATGAAGTAAAACCAATAACTAAAGGAGAAAGAAACTCATTAGTTTCTTGGGTCACTGGAAAACAATTTAAATAAACACTATTGATTGAATATTTGAAAATTGATATAAAATGTGTGCAAGTGAGTATTACCACCAATTCTCATACTCACTTGTTTAACTATGGTATAAATTATGCAACTATCAAAACATTTTAAATTAGAAGAATTTACTAAATCAATGACGGCCACTCGAAAGGGGATAGATAATACTCCAGGAGCTGGTGAGATAAAAAACTTAGAAAACTTATGTTATGAAATACTAGAACCATTAAGAGCTAAATTTGACAAACCAATTACAATAACATCAGGCTATCGTTCCCCAGCTTTATCAGAAGCTATTGGATCAAAAAGTACATCTCAGCACTGCAAGGGGATGGCATGTGATCTAGAGATATTTTCTATTGCTAATATAAAAGTTGCATATTGGATACAAAACAACTGCGACTTCGATCAATTAATATTAGAGTTTTGGAATCCAAAAAATGATAAAGATTTGAATAGTGGTTGGGTTCATGTTAGCTATAACGAAAAAGGTGCAAATAGAAAACAAGTATTAACATATGATGGAAAAAGTTTTGAGAATGGTTTACCTGATATGAAATGGAAAGATGGGGAGGTAATAGCATAATGGCTTTAACTAAAAAACAAAAGAAATTGCCGATTGGATTACAAAAGGCTATATTAAAAAAACAAAAACAAACCAAAAAGAAAAAAGGGAGGAAATAATGCCTTATCATTATGGACATGGAAAAAAGAAAAAAGGTAAGAAAGCTAAAAAACCTAAAAAATCTAAAATGAAAGCTAGTAGAAGATAATGGTTAAAATAGCTTCAATTACTAATATAATAAAAGATTTAAAGCCTGGCCAACAGAAAACTATGAAACGTCATGCAAGACACCATAGTTTAAAACATATGAGATCAATGGCCAGGTCTTTAAAAAAAGGAAGCACGTTTGCTTCAGCTCATAACAAAGCAATGAGGTCAGTGGGCAAATGAGAGGATTTACAACAACATCAACTTTAGCAGAGATGATAAACAAAAGACCAATAAGGAAAAGAAGAAATGTCAAAAAAAAGAAAAAGAAGAAGCGTTCCAAAAGATAAAAAGACAGGAGTCCCTAAAAAATACCTTTCAGGTCTTAAAGGCTCTAAGAGAATGACTAGAGCTAGATTAATTAAACAAGTAGCATCTATTTATAAGTCAGGTGGCTTTATACCTAGAGATTTACTAAAAAGAAGAACGAGATCATAATGGCATCAAAATTTAGAAGACCACTCTCTCCAGCAGTTAGATCAACACTAAGACGTAAAGCTAAAGCAAAAAAAGGTGTTTCATATGGAACACTTGTCAAAGTTTATAGAAGAGGACAAGGAGCTTTTTTAGGAGCTGGATCTAGACGAGTTCCTATGAGTGCTTGGGCAATGGGCCGAGTAAATTCATTCTTAAGAGGATCAAGAAAGCATGATCTTGATTTACGAAGAAAAAAAAAGTAAAAAAGGTCATGGCAACAAAGATACAACAAAACAGAGAACAATTAATTAGAGTTGAAGGTGAGCTAAAACTTTTGAAACACGAGATCCAAACTATCAAAGGAAACCATTTAGTTCACTTAGATCAACGTGTATCTCGTATTGAAAAAATTATGTGGGGTTGCACTATTGCAGTTGTCACTCATCTCATAGTGACCCTTATCAATTAAAGTTAGACAAAACTCCCTCCACAAGTTATAGTTGATTTCTATGAAGAGGATATTAGTGATTTCAGATATGCATATTCCTTACCAC